ATTAGGAATTTGCGCTGGCTCAGAACTGAGGCCGTTGATTAGTTGAAGGTATTCTTCCATCGTCATCGTTACTTCTGCCATCTTCATCGTCTCCTTGTTGTTCTTGCTGCTGTGATTCCTGCTGCGATGAGGGCGGCGGTGTTTGCCAACTGAGGGTTAAAGAGTCGGTTTCTAGGGTCAATTGCGACTTTGAGAGCCGTTTTGATAAGTTCCGTATCGCCTTTGCGAGAACACCCACGACTATCAGAGCAATCACGGTCATGCTTTCGGCATCCACAATCGAGTTTATCGATACATGGTTCATCAAACTGTCCACCTTCTGCTCTATACTGTTGTGCAGATATGCGACGGCCAGCAGTCCAATCTGGACCACACCAGTTCCCGTAAATCTTTACGATCCTAAACACCTCAGGAACTGAGGACTTCGGATTGAACAAGTGCTGCGTAAACTGAAGCTTCTGCCTTTGCACGGTATCCGTAGACACGGCATTGGAAGTTCTTAGCAGCAGCATTTCCGCCGCCTAGAATCTGCAAGAAGAAGTCGTTAGTAGCAATGATGCCAACGTAATCAAGCATACTGTCTGGAGTATCTGCACTGTTTTCAACGATTGAAACGGCGTTAATAGCGTCTGAACGAATAGACTTTGTAAGTCGAGCAAGACAATTTGAATCTGCAAGACTGCCTACAGTTGTGCGGGAGGTTGTTGAAAGCGCACAAGTAACAGAGGTGTTTGTTCCTGTTACCAAATCAGGACTTGAGGATTGAATGTCTATTGCTTGAACAACAAAGACTTCATTATCAAGTGGATTAAGTTGTAGATCTACTTGTCCTTGTGTAAATGTGTTCGCACCAGATTCCACCAAATCGGAGGAGACGGTAATTAGGGCTGAGGTTTCTTTTAGGCCTTTAGGCATACCCTATCATGATAGTAGGAGGCTTATAGTAGTAGTCCAGACACTGGAATCATTAACCTATCACGGTTATAGGTGGTTTTCAGGGTACTGAAAGCCAAACCTATCCATCTCGTAGATAATCTCAGTTAGTTATTTAACTAAGTCTCGACTCGTCTTAGTTACATGTGCGTCAAATGTAGCCGTTGCGAAACGAATTGGTATTGTAATTACAACGAACAAAGGTCAGAAATAGGCATAACTCATCGAATAGAAGCCATTTATTGCCCTATAAACTTCCATTATGTGGCAAATTGTCAGGTGTGTCAAGGATGAAGATGAACAAAACTTTCAGTCTTGACATTGAATTGATACGAGAATTACGATCCAAGAGATGGAATCAATCAGAAGAAGTCTGCAAAGCACTACGAATTCATCTTTCAAAAGACAAAGAATATGAGATATTGTCTCAAATGAGTACCCGTCGTTTGGCTATTCAATTAAAGAACCGTGAAGATATGGATGGAACATTAAGGAACTTGCTTGACATGTGGCTCAGAGGCGATTAAATGGCTAGATTACCAGATGTTCAGTACGACAACATAGCAAAACCGTTCAGACCCAAAGGATCTGGCTGGTATGTGCAACAACAACAGCGCATATACAATCGACAACGTGGCCAATTTGTAGGAATTGGATTCATTTTAACGCTGAGTCGATATGTATATCCATCTCATCAAGAAAATAATATTGTAGTTCTTGATGAACAATTGACAAATTACTTCTGAACTCGAGAATTTAATGTATACATTAAAACCCTGGTAATTAATGTATACATTATTTATTCGAACTACTTCTTCAAATCTTTACGAAGCAACTTCAATTCCTTTAGGATCTGATTCAAAACGTGAAATATATTCAAAGAATCACTTCCTCGACATCTTATGAGCAAGTCGCACGGCAGAACGGAAACCATTCTTCTTCCATTTGCCAGATTTAAGTTTGAATCGTCGTGCAATCTTCTTGAAATTGGCTTTGTATCGACGTTGATATGCCGTCGAACGACGCTTAGGTTTTGGTGAAGCTTCAGTTAAATTAGGAATTTGCGCTGGCTCAGAACTGAGGCCGTTGATTAGTTGAAGGTATTCTTCCATCGTCATCGTTACT